TCAGCTTCGTTGAGTTGTCTTTTTTCGACGACGCGACAGGGCGGCAGCCGGCGTGAATTCAGCCGCCGGATCTGGCGCACCAAGTGGGTTGCGCGCGTTGAAGGCCTCGCGCAGCCCCTCGTCCAGGGCGTGGGCGTAGACCAGGGTCGAGCGGATATCGGCGTGGCCGAGCGCCTTCTGCGTCGTGCGCAAGTTGCCCGTGGCGGCGAGAATCGAGGTCCCGACGTGGTGGCGGGCGCCGTGGATCGGCCGAGCATCGGTGATGCCGGCGCGGATCGCGGCCTTGCGCAGGCGCGACTGCATCGCCGCGTACTTGACTGGGACCAGCTTTCCCTTGGGCGTGCGCTCGAACCACAGCTGGTCGACGCCGGCGGCGTTGGCCTGGCTGGCGCGGGCGGCGAGATCGCGCGCGTCGTCCTCGCGGAGCGGCAGGAGGTGGGAACCCTTCTTGCGGTTGTTCAGCACCAGATACGGCCCCTCCGGCACGACGGAGTTCGGGTGGCAGAAGAGCTCACCCAGGCGCAAACCGTAGGTCAGCAGCAGGCGTAGGGCCGCAGCGGCCGTCGGGTCGCATTCGTCGAGCCAAGCCTGTTGCGTGGCGTCGGAATAGAGCCGGATCTCGGTCTCTTTCTCCGGTAGCTTGAGGGCCTTCCAGTCGATCGGCCGAAGGCCTTTAATCTCCCAAACCGTGGCCGCGCGGGTGAGGATGGCGCGCAGAGGCTTGATGATATCGGAGTTGACGGTGGCGTTGGCCAGCTGGTGGCGAGTAGCCTTCACGTCGTCCGTATCTGCACCGCGAGCATAGGTCTCGCCGCGCCGCTTCTCGATCGCCCTGGCGACGGCTTTGGTGGAGATCTCGGCGATCGGAGTGGTCTTGCCGATGAGGCGGACGATGATGGCGAGACGATGCTCGAGAGAAGGTGCGCTCGCCCGATGCGCGCCGACTTCACTCCACCAGCGGCCGGCTGCCTGGTCGATCGTCATGCCCTGGCCGCTGTCATAGGTGCCGAGGGCAACCTGCTCGCGAATCCGGCGCTCTACCGCTTCGGCTTTGCGTTGGGTTTCGACGCCCGTCGTTCCGTGAAAGCGACGACCCTTAAGCTGGAAGTCGTAGTGCCAGAACGCGCTTTTGCGGGGCTTATAGACCGACATGGCGGTTCGGCTTCCTTCAAGTACCGGCGGAGATCCGCCTCGATATAGGCGCGCAGGCGACCCCGCCGCACGCACCGAATGGTCAGATCGTCAGTCAGACTCCGGAGGGTGCGGACGTCAATGCCGAGCAACCGGGCGGCCGCCTGCGCGGTGATCATGGCCGAATGCGCGAAAGCGGCCGCGAACAGGCGTTCCGTCGCCGCGCCGAGATCTTCCAGGCGGGGAGCGGTACCAGCCGTTGTCACGGCTTCTCTCCTTGGTGGGCGGGGCGATCTCGGAGCTTCTTGCCAAAGTGGTCTGCCAGCACGAACGGCCCGAAAACGACCAGAAGGACCGAGCACAGCACCAAAAATATGGGCCACAAGAGGACGATGAATCCACTGTCGTGCTCCTGTCTCCACAGGGTCAGCAAGAACAACGTGACCGGCATCCCGGCAAACCAGACCGCTAGCGGCCACCATTGAAGTAACTCGCCCATCACGCACCCCCTTGAGTGGAGAGCTTGCGGCGTTTGATGTTCGCCAGCACCTTTCGGAGCTTGTTCACATCGTAGGCGTCGACGCCGAACTTCCGCATAGCCTCCATTGTGTCGATGGCGCCTGCGCAAAGGATTTCCTCGGCGTAGACTGGATCATGGTCGGCTATGATCGCTGCTGCGATGGCCATTCCGCAAGCGACGCCTTGGTCGCGAACCCCATCCGCCCCTGTAGCTGGGTTGAGCAAGCCGCTTTCCAGCCGCCTGATGGTCCTCAGGCGCAGCAGCTCCAGGCGCGGCTCCAGGGCGTCCTCGATCTGCTGGTCGCGGAGGGCGGGCCGGCTCCAGAAGTCCAGAGCGGTGTCGCAGGCGTCGCGGATCTCGGCGACCAACTTATGGAGTTCGGGGTCCTGGACGATCATGCGGCCTCGCGCTCCTGAAGATCGCGGAAGGCGGCGCAGAGCAGGGCCTGAGGGTTGGCCGCGCCGGCGAGCCAGACATAGCCCAGCCATTCGTTGCGGCCGCCGCCCGGGCCGAGTGTCCAGATCGCCACCACCCTGCGCGTGCGCACATCGCCGGTGAAGGATGCGATCTGGTTGGCGCCGTCGATCGGATCGCCACGGCCCGTGCGGGCCAGAGCGCGGACGAGCGCGGCGGTGCTGTCGAAGGCCTGAGGCTTGGCGCTCGGGTTTCTGAACCACAGGATGGGGTGAAGATCGCAGGCGGCGATTCGCGCCGGCGGGGCGGGCCGGTCCAGGTGCGTGTGCGTCGGCGAACTTGCCGCGAGGATTCCGCGGAGCTGCATGGCTCAGCCCTCTTGGATTTCGGGGGTTTCGGAAGGGTCGTTCCGGTCGAGAGGCTCACAGGAGTCTTCGCCCTGATCGAGATCGTCGTCGGCCATTTCGATGGCGCCAGCGGCGTTCCAGTCCCAGCCGTCTTCGCCAAACTCGATGGCGTTGGTTTCCAGCGTGATGCGGACCAAGTCGGCAGCCCAAACGGCCGCTTTCGCCGAAGTCAGGTCGGGGCGGCGGTGCCGTAATCGGTCGGCGATCGCGTTCTCAAAAGCCTCACGCTCGAGGGTCTTTGCCTCCACGCCGAAGATTGCGGCTGCGTCACAGCCGGCAAGAACATTCAACGCGATCACCGCCAGTTTGGCGCAGCGGCTATTGCCACGGACGAACGCGCCGTTCGCTGCGGCAGCGACATCGTAGCCGTCCACTGGGAGCCAGGGAGCGGGGGCGTTGAACGCCTGTAGGAGCGAAATGACCCTGTCGCGAAGGGCCTCGCTGGAGAGCGAGGGAAGATCGGCGTAGAATTTGGCCTCGATCTCGTCGAGCTTGGCCCGCGCCTCTTCCATTAAAGCCGCGCTCTCGGCCGCGCGCTTCTGGCGCGCCTCCTCCTCGACCTTGGCCTTAGCGATTTCAGGCGAGAGCTCGAACGGTCCGTTAAGCCATTCGTTGGCGTATTCACCCTCATTGGGCCAATAGATAACCGGCCCTTTGACCTGTTCGTAGAGCCGCTCCAAATGCGCCCGGCGTTCGGCGGCCTTCTGATAGTCAGGATAGTAACGCTCAAGGGACTGCGCGCCGTTGTGGCCAAGTTGCACCCGATAGCGCTTGTCCTCCCAACTCGGGCTCGAACCTCCATAGATGAAAGCCTCGCTGCGGAGCGCTGCAAGGGTCGTCTGATCGGTGTCCCATCGGATTTCGGCGCCGCATGGCGAACCTTTGTTGCGCTTGCTGGAGTCGAAGATTTCCAGGAGGGCGAGAGCCTGCTGCGGCGTGAGCTTTTTCGGCTTGCTCCAGCCGTTCAACCAGGGCGTGGCGTACTCGCGATCTTCCTCGAGATCCTCGATCACGGGCTCGAGCATGCCCGCGTCCACACGCGCACGGCGGAGGCGCACCTCGGCGCTTCGATCGAAGTGTAGGCGACCGAGGTATGCGTTGCCTTTTGGCTGCAGGATCACCTTCGACGGGTGATCGCTCTTGATGAACAGCAACCCATTGCTGACGAGCGTAGTGAGATCCTCGCTCGCGAACACGTCTGGCCGCCGCTCGATTTGCCGAGCCAAGCCAAGCGGCGTGGCTTCAGCCTTTTGGGCGATGTAGTGATCAACTTCGACGAGGATCAATTCTTGGAGCTGGGTGAGCTCCAATTCGGCCGCCACACTTTGAGCCGGCTGCTCCGGCAGACGGTTTACTTCGGGCAGTGGCCGCCCATCGGAGGCGTCGGGAACCGCCTCTGAATGCTCGCTCTCGCCCCGCAAAATTCTGCGCGCCGTAGTCGGCGACAGATACTCCGGATCGTCTTTCGGAAGGGTGAGGCGAGCCTGATTGTCCTCGCTGAGCTCAAGCAGCTGCAGACGCATCTGCACCTGGCGCTGGGTGACGCCGACGCGGGCGGCGATCTCCTCCGTGGTCGCATCTTCCTTGCGGAGCCGCGCGAAAGCTTTCGCCTCCTCGAGCGGGTTGAGGTTGCGGCGCTGGAGGTTGTCGGCCAGGGCGATGTATTCGCGGGCAAGGCCTTCGTCGTCGCGGATGCGACAGGGTATCGTCCGGTCCTCCGGCCAGTCGCCACGCTTGATCAGCATGCCGATCGCGCGCCAACGGCGCTCCCCGCCGATCAGTCGGTGCCAGGGCAACGTCGCTCCGGCGTAGTGGAGGCGAGGTTCGCTCTCGCTGTCGGGCGGTCCGACCAGGAGCGGATGCAGCAGCCCATCGCTGTGGATGGAGAGGGCCAGGGCGGCGAGGTCCTGCTGAGCATCTTCGCTATTCCAATCCCGGCGCGCATTGGCCAAGTCGGGCTGGATTTGGGCGTGGTAGAGCTCCACGAAGCCGGCGGGCGCGCCGCTGGCCAGCACCGGGTTTTCGGCCCGCGCGATCGCATCCAGCGCGCGCCGGCCGGCGTCGGTGATCGCCCATCCGCTGCCCGCGACCTTGACGAGCGGGGGTGTCGCGCCGGCGAGGCCGTTCAGCGTCTTCGACAGGTTGGATTTGTCGCGCGCCACCGCCCGGGCCAGGGCGGTCAGCCCAAGTTCGCCGGTGTCGGCAAGGGCCTGGAGCAGATCGGCATTCGACAGCGCGAGCGGAGTGAGGGCGTTCATGCGGCCTCCTGGAGAAGTTGGCGGTTTTGCAGGGCGAGGAGCAGCTCTTCGGCCTCCTCCCCGCGGGTGAGGACGGTGCGCTCGGCCACAGGATCGGCACCGGCGTTCGGCAGGGCGACGACCTTGACGACGGCGACGAGCTCTTCGCCGCCCTCGCCGTCGGCATTGCTCCAGGCCGCGACGACCGTGGTGCAGTGGACGGCCCGGCAGCGATGCTCGCGGCGCCAGGCGTGCAGATCGCGGCAAAGCTGGCCGATGTTGTCGAAGGCCGGGCGTGTGCGCAGCTCGGCATCGGTGTAGCGATAGGGGTGGAACCAGTCGCTCACGTCCGCAGCCCCAGCGCTTGGCGAACGCGGTTCGCGAGGCGGATCAGGCGTGCCTCGAGGCGGGTGGGGAGCCAGCGGATCGGCGCGGCCGGCCGGTCGAACTGCGCCTGGTAGCGCGCCTGGACGACGGCGGCCTGGGCCTGGTCGCGACCGAACACCACGCGGGGGCGCAGCGGGAAGCGCACGATGTGGACGCCGCGGGCGTCATCCCAGGCGACGATCTGGGCCAGCGCCTGGCGGCGCAGGTTGGGCTGGTGTCGGGACGGAACTGCAAGGGCCATGGGCGGCGCTCCCTGAAGGTGGGCGTCGCGGTGCTCCGTCGTTCACGAGCGCGTCCCGGTAGGAAGCCGGTTGAGGGGTGACGCGCTTACCCGCCCGCGGAGCACCGCGAACGGGTTGACGCTATGGTTGACACGTTGGTTTTGTCAACACCCCCGCAATAACCTCATACACAACCTACCTTTGGCGTGGGTACGGTTGCATTCGTTCGGGCTGGGAATGAACCTCTGCACTATGGAGGTTTCAATGCTCGTTCGTTTGGTGTTGATCCCGGTGGTATCTTGCCTCGCGGCCTGCTCACCACCTGCTGCCGCTGAGGCGTCCGACGATGTTGGGGTCGGTCTTGAGTCGCCGGCGACTTATGACCTGATTAGGAAGGGCGTGCCGCTAAGGGCCCGCGAAAGCCCAAACGCGGAAGTCCAGCGCGCGATTCAGGTGGCTTGCACGAAAGCGCTCAACAGCCTGAGCTTTACGAATCCGATCCCCGAAGGCGTCAGGGCTGGAGGTTCAATCAGGGTGGAGACTAGTGGCGTGAGGGCTCGCGTAAGCTGCGATGTGCTGAAAGACCGTCATCCGGTCGGACGGGTGACAACGACGCTGCAATGCGCCCTCCCGGACAGAAATGTATGCCGGGGATCGACGTTCGTTAGCCGCCCCTGACCGTTACTGCATAGACCCCGACGACATCACGCATGGCGATGCCGAACGTTCGGTCCTCGGGCTGTAATTCGCGGAGCCAAAGCTGGCCGCCATCGGACTTAGCATATTGCTTCACTAGGATTTGGCCGGACTTGAGTTCGACAACGCACCCCTGCCCGCGCTTAGGAAAACGATCGCGGTCGAAAAAGACGAGCTCGCCGGGTTCAACCCATGGCGACATACTCTCGCCGGCGACCTCAAACGAATCGGCGTGGCGACCCATCATGCTTCGCACGTTGACGGTTCGGAATGCCGCTCCGAGGTCATACACCTCCATGCCCTGCGGCCCGGCGCGAGCCCGGCCGTAAACCCTAACCTCGAAGCTCCTGCCTTGCTCGCGTAGATCGTTTGCCGGCTGGGGCGGCGCCTCCGGACCATCCAGCAGCCTCGCGCGATAAAGTTCGAACTCTTCCTCGTCAGAGTGAAGAGCCCTGATTATCTGCGCCAGCCGGTCAGGTTCAGCCCGGGTCTCGCCTGTCTCATATTTCTGGTACGCCGCGCCGGACATTCCGATCGCCTGACCGATCTCACGCAGAGACGGTTTGGGGTCACGGCTCTCGCGTATTGTCCTGAGCGTCTGGCCGATCAGTTTTTGTTCGGCCATGCGGGGGGTAATGGTCGCCATGCGCCGATGGGACACCAGGTCCCGGTTGATCGCCAGCGCGAGCAATAACCCCAACTCCGTTGTGGAACGTCAGTTGACATCAACCACAAATCAACCACGACTTCAACAGCGTCGCCCAACAGGGACTGCGCTGCATGGATACCCCTTCAAACGCCCCCTCGCTCATCGCACCGCCGACTGTGGCGCGGCCTGAACTTGCGCGCTGGATTTGGGAACGCGATCTCACGCTTAGAGAGGCAGCCGAACTTTTCTCCTGCTCGCCTGAGCAGGTACGGCTCATGTGCTTGCCGTTCTCCGATCCGCGTCGCAGGGCGCCGGATGACGAACTTCGTGAGAGAATCACCGAGGTAACAGGCGGCGAGATTCTGCTGCGACATTACTTTCCGCTCGAATTCCGCGGCGGTGATCCCGAGGTGCTGCGCCAAGCGAGGTCGCTATGAGCACGCCTTTTCACGTCGGCCAGCGCCTCAAGGCGCGCGAGACGCTGAAGCGTTTCGGTTCGGTGATCCTGAAGGCTGGGCAGGCGGTTGCCGTCGAGCGCGTCTCGCCGCTCGGCAACCTAATCGTCTCCGGCCACGGCGGCTATTTTCCGGCCTCGCGTTTCGAGGTGGCGTGATGCGGCGCCGTTCACCTCTTCCGCAACGCGATCACGCCGCGCACCGCGCCGAGTGGCGGCAGCTGGCGCAGCGCGCGTTGGCCGCCATCGATGACGACGACCTCGACGGCGAGGAGCGGCGCGCTCTCGGCGACCTCGCGGCCATGGCGCGCAACGCCTGGATCTATCCCTGCCCCGCGCCGGAGGGTGCGCTCGCCGCCTGCTTGGCCTGGAACACCTTGGCCTGGTCGCGCCAGGGCTCTCCGGAGACGCGGCTGCAGCTGCGGCCGGTCGTGCGGATCCTGGCCGATTGCGTGCTGATCATCCTGACCGCGCTCGAGGCGCGCGAAGCCATCCCCGCCAAGGTGAGCGCGGCGGCGGAGACCTATGCGCGGCCCCTTCGCGAGCGAGCGGACATCGACGGATGAGAACCGGGGGGGGCATGCCGACGCTGAAGCGCGCACGCCTGCGCGCCTGGTTGGAATATGTCGCCGAGACCGCGATCGACTGGCTGGACGCGCTCGATGCCGAAACGGCCGAGCTGGAAGACGACGAGTGCGAGGAGGAGGGGCTGTGACCAGGCCGCCTAATCGCTCGACCGCCGTTCAAGCGCGTCGTCATACGGCGCTGGCCGCGACGCCTCTTCTCACCGGGGGGGGTATGACCAGTAAGCCAAAGGGCTTCTCCGCCGTCATGAGCATGCGCGTCGAGGATGCGGACGGCCTCGACTACTTCCCGACGCCGCCGTGGGCGGCGCGCGCGGGTGGCGAGCTGATCAAGCGGTTCGATCCAACCGCACGGTGGTGCTGGGAGCCAGCATGCGGCGAAGGCCACATGGCGCACGGATTGAGCGACTACTTTGCCGCGGTGGCGGCCAGCGACGTGCATGACTACGGCTTTGGCGCCGTCGTTGACTTTCTGTCGCCTGGTAAATTGCCGATCCCAGGCCGCCGTCCCGACTGGATAATCACTAACCCGCCGTTCAACCGGGCGCGTGAGTTCATCCTGCGAGGCCTTGAGATCGCGGATCGCGGGGTGGCGGTTCTCTGTCGTATCCAGTTTCTCGAGCCAGCAGAGCCGAAGGCGAAGCGTCATTCGCTCCTCTTTGGCCAAAACCCCGTTCGCGTGGTTGCGCCATTCGCCGAGCGCGTTCCGATGGTGAAGGGCCGCTGGGATCCAGACGCCTCGTCCGCGACCGCCTACGCCTGGTTCATCTGGGCCGCGCCGGGCGCCGCCTGGGCCGCCGAGCTCCCCGACGCGCCGATCCTGGTCCCTGTTCCGCCCGGCTCGAAGACGCGGCTGTCGCGTCCGTCCGACCTCGAGCGCTTCGCCCCGGGCGAACCGGGTTCGCTGCTATGAGCGCGAACATCAACGCCGATGGGACTGTTCGGCGGTTGACCGCACGCGATGAAGTGCTTGAGCGCTTCCGGGGCGACGGCCCGGATCAGGTGCGCCACTTCGGCAATCCGGAGCGCATTGTTGCAGCGCTTGAGCTCGCGCGCGAGGGCAAGATCCGATGCCGATGGGCGCCGGTCCATACGCATCCCGACAACGCCGATCTGGTTGGCGGCGGACCACAGATGCTCGCTTGCCAGCTCGTTGTCCCCCGCTGCCTGCCTGGACGCGCGGGAGATGTCTTTTGAACCCGCTCGCCCAGGCCGCCCATGACTATGCCGCGGAGGGCTTCGCCGTCTTCCCGCTGCGCGTCCGCGACAAGCCGCCCCTGCCTGGATCGACCGGCAAGGATGCGGCCAGCGCCGATGTGGAGACCGTCGTCGCCTGGTGGTCGGGCAAGCGCTCCCTGCCGACCAAGGCAGACTGGAAGGGTCGGGCGGTCATAGCTGGCCCGAAGAGCAACGTGGCGATCGCCACGGGCGCGATCTCCGGCTTCTGGGTGTTCGACATCGATGGCGCGGAGGGCGAGGCCGCCCTCGCCGCGCTCGAGACCCGCCATGGCGCCCTGCCGGTCACGCCCGAGCAGCAGACGGGGAAAGGTCGCCAGCTGCTGTTCCGTTGGGATCCGGCGCGGCCAGTGCGGAATATGTCCAAGCGCTCACGCGAGCGGATCGGGCCTGAAGTCGATGTGCGCGGCGACGGCGGCTATATCGTCGCGCCGCCTTCGATCCATCCAAGCGGTCGCACCTACGCCTGGGTCGAGGGCCGCTCGCCGCATGAGCTGGCTTTCGCCGCGGCGCCCGCCTGGCTGATGGACCTGGTCTCGCCGGTCGAGGCGCCCGCGCCGGCGGCGCAGCCTTCGCGGCCGAGACCGCGGGTCGAGGGCAACGCCACCCGCTATGGCGAGAAGGCGCTCGACGGGATCTGCGCGGATCTCCGCCGGCAAGGCGCGGGCGGCCGCAACGACGCGATCTTCCAGGCCGGATGCCGGGTCGGCAGCCTGTGCGCCGGCGGCGAAATCTTGAGCGAGAGCTACGCGCTCGAGGCCGTGCGCAATGCGGCGCGCGACATGCTGGCCTCGACCGGCGGCAAGTGGACCGAGGCGCGCGAGGAAGACACCCTGCGACGGGGGTTCGAGACTGGCCAGCGCGATCCGGCCTCGGCGCCCGAACGCCGCGGTCCCGCGCCGGCCGGCGCCAGCCGGACGCCTTCGCCAGCGCGCCCCGCTGCAGCGTTGGCGAAGGCGGCGAACGCCGCTGCCGAGCTTTGGCTCGAGGCGCGGTCCGGATGGAGCAAGCGCGCCAGCGAATGGCTGCTCGGCCGCGGCCTGGAGCCGAGCGCGACGGAGGCGCTGACCCTATGGCGATCGCACGATCATGCGCCTTGGGGGCGTGGCGAGCACGGGCCGGCGCTGCTCGCGCCTTTGATCCGCTATCCAGCCGAGCTGAACAGCCTGCGCGCCGGCGTGATCGAGGCGGTGGCCATCCTGCCGCTTGTCCCAAACTGCCGCAGCTTCGCCCACGCGGTGGGCGACCATGTCGGCCGGGTCGCGCCCATGGGATCGCTTGCCGGCGATAGCCCGCTGCTGGTGACGACCTGCGTCGGCGACGGTTGGGCGCTTGGCGCCCGCGCGCCAATGCAGGGCTTCACGCTGCGCACCGTCATCGCGCCGGCGCTTTTGACCTTCGCCGGCGGCGCGCTCGGCGATCGCTATGGCCGCGTCGATCCTGAAACGCCGTCCGCCGATCCGGCCGCGCCGTGCTGGACGCTGGCGGGCGCACCCGTGGTCTATCTGGCGGTGCGGCGAGATCTGCGCGGCCCAGCGCTGAAGGTGCGCCAGGCCGGCGGCGGTACGACCGAACGCCAGCTGCAGGGCGAGGCTGCGGCCCGCTTCTACGGCGCGCTGGCAGAGCAGCATTGGCAGGCGGCCGAGGCGAGCGAGGTTCGCCTCCTCGCGCCTGCGCCCGGCCGCATGGGCTTCAATCCTGGGAGTGAGCGATGAGCGACCAAAAACGGCTTTCGGATGAGCAGCTGGCGTTCTTGCGATTTCACGCTCAAAAACCCGCACCCCACAACTGGACTTGGCTTCCGGCCAATCAGCCCCCGCCTTGGACCCACCTCCGCGCCGATCGGATAGAGGGGCGCGGCCGCCGAGCGCAGATCAAGAGCGCTATCATAACCCGAGAGGGTCTGACTGGGCTTGAGCCCTACTGGTCCCAACCGCTTCTGACGCTGAACGAGCTCGGTTTAGCAGCGATCGAAGGGGCAAGCGTCCAGTGACCGATGACGTATTCGGCGGCCTGGCGCGTGAGGGCTCGGCCGCCCCCAGTCCTGAAGAGTTCGGCAGCTACGACCTCAACGATCTCGGCAACGCCAAACGGCTGATCCGCCTGTCCGGCGCCGCGATCGACAAGAAGAAGGGCGCCATCGATACCAGTTGCGGCCGCCTGCTGACCGTGCCGGGCATCGGCTGGATCGGCTTCAACGGCCGGTTCTGGGATCGCAAACACGGCGAGCTCTATGCGCGACGTCTGGCGCACCAGGTGGCCGAGCATATGAAGGCGGTCGCCTTCCAACTGCTCGAAATGGCCAAGGCCGAGGCGGAGGAATCGCGCGCCCGGGCGGAGGCTGAAAAGGCGCTGCAGATCGAGGACGAGGCGGCGTCGGCCAAACCGAAGGGTCGCAAGGAAAAGGAAAAACAGCCGCCCAAGGTGTTGCAGGCCCTGGCCCTGCTCGAATTCTCCGAGGCGTGCGGCCAGGCCGGCCGGACCAAGGCCATGCTCGACCAGGCCGAAAGTTATCTGACCGTCGAGCTCGAGGAGTTCGACCGCGATCCTTTGGCGCTCAACACGCCGAACGGCACGCTGAAGTTCGCCATGATCGACGGTCGGTTCGACGTGCGGCTTTGCGAGCACGATCCGGCCGACCGCATCACCAAGATGACGCGTGCCGCCTACGATCCGGAGGCCGCCTGCCCGCAGTTCGAACGGGTGATCGGCGACAGCCTGCCCGTGCGGGAGGAGCGCGACTATTTCGGCGCCTTCATGGGCTACAGCACCACGGGCTATGTGCACGAACAGCTGTTCGCCCTGGCGCAGGGGCGCGGCCGTGACGGCAAATCCACCATCCTGGACTGCTGTCGCGAGACGCTCGGCACCTATGCCGAGGTCGGCAATGTGGACACCTTCCTCGACGGACAGAGGTCGCCGGGAGGGCCGGATCCCGAACTGGTGAAGCTGGCCGGCGACGTGCGCTTCGTCGTGCTCTCCGAGCCTCCACGCGGCGCGAAACTGGCCGAGGGCCGGATCAAGGCCTGGACCTCTGGCTCGCCCGTCTCCGCCCGCGATATGCATGCCAAGCCGATCACCTTCCGCCCGATCGGCAAGCTGATCTGGGAGTGCAACGCCTTTCCGGTCGCCCGCGGCGACGATGACGGAATCTGGCGCCGCGTCCGGCCGATGATGTTCCGCGTCCAGGTGCCTCCAGACAAGGTCGACAAGACCCTGCCCGCCAAGCTCCGGGCCGAGGCCTCGGGCGTGCTGAACTGGCTGGTGGCTCGCGTCGGCGACTATTTGGCGCGAGGGCTTTCCCCGCCGCACAGCCTGGTCGCGGTGCTGGAGGATTATCGCCGCGCTTCCTCGCCCTTTGGCGACTGGCTGGCGTCCCGATGCGTGTACGGACCGGACGCCAAGGACGAGCGCGGCGAGCCCTGCCGCACCTTATCCAAGGACCTCTACACCAACTTCAAGGACTGGTTCGAGGCCCAAGGCTTCGAAAAACCGATGAGCGCCAAGTCGTTCGGCGATGCACTGCGCGACCGGCAGATCGCCACCGCCGGCAAGGATCGCAACGGCTCTCAATATCGCGGACCCATCCGCCTGAAGACCGCCGCCGAGCTCGATGCCGAGGCCCAGCGCACACAAAATCAGGGGGGCTTGGCGTCGGCGACGGGAGGGGTGTCGGCGACCTTCGACGATGACGAAAGTCCCTTCCAATGAGCGCCGATCACAACCGCCACGTGCGACGGAGGATGACGGAGGATCGCGCCATCCTCCGTCATGCGGCGAGGGGTGTCGGCGGCGCTGACGGAGGATCGATCCTCCGGCGCGAAATCATCCTCCGTCGCCTAAGCCGCTGTTCTGTAACGTGGAACGGAGGAACGGAGGGTCAACCGCCGTAGTGCGGCCATGTGGGGGCGCGTGTTGTGCGGGTGCATGCGCGTGGTCCCGTTTGTGTGTGCCCGTCTCCCTCCGTCCATCCGTCTTCCTGTTTCCAGGTGAGTTTTGAAGATGAAGATCCAAGAAAGAATTGAGACCTCTAAGCCGGTCTCCCTGGCGAACCTGGTGGACCGCGCCGGCGCGCCGCGCTGGGCCGTTGTCGAGACGAACGGCGGTCACGAACGCGAAGCGCTCCTGCGCCTGCGGGAGAACGGTTTCGCCGCCTACCTGCCTATGCGCGCCGTGGTGTCCAAGCGCTCCACCCGCGCCGAGCCGCTGTTCCCCAACTATGTGCTGGTTCAGCTCGACCTCACCGACGCCGGTTGGTTCCGAGTCTTCACCACGGTCGGCGTCAAGCGCCTGCTGACCAAGACGATGCGCGGCGGTCGGCCGATGCCGCTGTTCCTGCCATGCGGCGCGGTCCGCAAGATCCTGGCCGAAGAGGTGGACGGGCTGGTCCAGCTGGTCACTCGCACCAAACGGACGCCGTCGCCGTTCAAAGGCGGCGAGGTGGTGAAGATCGTCCGCGGCTCCTTTGAGGGTTTCACCGGCGTCTTCGCCAGCGGCAATGCCGAACGCGTCATGGTCCTGCTGTCCCTTCTCGGCCGCGAGGTGAAGATCGAGATGGACACCTGCGACGCTGTGACCCTCAGCGCCGTGGATGGCGTGGCCGTAGACGCACCGCTCGAATCAGTGAACACAGACGGGTCAGCGGGGCTCGGCAAAATGTCGATGTCCTGCGGACGCCATGGTGCAGCCCGCTAAAGCGCTCCCATGCCGACACTCCCGCCCACCTTCAATCCGCGCCCTGTCAGCCAGCAGGCTCATGCCCGGCAGATCGACCGCGAACGAGGTTCGGCGCGCGAGCGGGGCTACGACGCCTGGTGGGATCGCGCACGCCGCGTTCACCTGGCCGAGCATCGGCTCTGCCGCTATTGCGAGCTCGACGGCATCGTGACTGCGGCCACCGTGGTCGATCACTTCTGGGGTCGCGGCCCGGCGAATGCCTGGTTCCGCATCAAGGCGTGGTGGGTCTCGTCCTGCGCGCCCTGCCACAACGGCTTCAAACAAGCGACCGAGCGTCAGGGCCGAGTTGCCCTTGCCGCTCTCGCCCTCCGCCTGGGCCTGACAGCCCCGAGGTAGGGGGGGTGCGAAAGTCTGGGGTCTGCCGCCATGGGACCGGCCCCCAACGAAACGCGTCAGGTCGCAGAATTCCGAAACTTTTTTCCGGGGAGGGCGCCAATGCGGGGTCGTATGCCAGCGCCTGCCGGCGTGAACGAGGCCAGGGGAAACCCGGGTCGGCGCCCGAAGGGTGAGAGCCAGTCCGCGCCACTTTTGTCGGACGACGCGCTGCAGCGGCCGCCCGAGTGGCTGAGCCCCGACGGCGCAGGAATCTGGGCGCGTCTGGCGCCAGACCTGGCGCAGATGCGTCTGCTGTCGCGGCCGGACGCCCTGACCTTCGGGCGTTACTGCCAGCTGTACGCGCAATGGCTGAAGGTGATGGCGGAGGTCGAAACGACCGGGATGGTCGTACAAACCGTCTCCGAACACGTGACCATGGACCGTCTCAGCAAGCACTTCCAAGCTCAGCTCCTCCTGGAGAAGCGCCTGGTTGATCTGGAAGACCGGTTCGGCCTGAACCCGGCCAATCGCCAACGGATTTTCGCGCAACGCGCCGCCGGCGCGGGAAGCGGCCAGGGGGCGCTGCCGTTGGGCGACCAAAGCGAACCCGGTTCGCCCGCGAAATCGGCGCCGCTGCAGGGGCCTGTAGGCATGCTGAACTGACATGGGACAAAAGCCGAGCGGTGCGCCGGCTCGGCCTCAGGCGCTCGACCGATTTCCGAACGCAACCTGGGATTCGAAGCGCCAACTCTGGATCGAGGGCGACTACTGGTACGACGAACGGGCTGCGAACGCTGCAGCGTCGTTCTTCCCGCGCTATCTCCGCTTCACAACGGGCGAGTGGGCTGGCAGGCCCTTCCACCTCGAGCCGTGGGAAGAGCACGATATCATCCGGCCGCTGTTCGGCTGGAAGCGCGGGGATGAAACGCGGCGCTTCCGTGTCTGCTATGTCTGGGTTCCGCGGAAGAACGGCAAGACGGAGCTGGCGGCGGGCATAGCCCTCTTGATCCTGATCGGCGACGGCGAGCTCGGCGGTCAGGTGTTCTCGATCGCTTCCGACAAGGATCAGGCCCGCATCGTCTTCGATAAGGCGACGGCCATGGTCCAGTGGTCGCCGGATCTCGCGCCTCTACTGGAGTGCCTGAAGACCTCGATCTACTGCGCGCAGCTGAACGCTGGCTTCAAGCCGCTCAGCGGCACGCCCTCCGGCAAGCACGGCCTGAATATGAGCGGGCTGGTGGGCGACGAGATCCACGAATGGAGCGACGATCTCCTCTACACCTACGTCCACCAGTCCACCGCGGCGCGCCGCCAGCCGCTCGAGTTTCTGATCTCGACCTTTGGTGTCATCGGCGGCTATGGCCACAAGATCTGGCGTTATTGCGAGCAGCTGCTCGACGGAACCGCCATCGATCCGGAAACCCTGGTGGTCGCCTATCGCGCCGATCCGGAGGACGATTGGACCGACCCGGCCGTCTGGGCCAAGGCGAACCCGAACTACGGCGTCAGCGTCAAGCAAAGCTACCTCGCCGCCGAATGCGAAAAGGCCAAGGTGCTGCCGCACCTGGAGAACGCGTTCAAGCAGTACCACCTCAACATCTGGACCGAGCAGGCGGTCCGCTGGATACCGATCTCGCTCTGGGATGCGAACAAAGGGATCGTTGCTTGGCAGGACATGCCCGCCCGGCTGAAGGGCCGACGGTGCTTTGCCGGTAACGATCTCAGCCAGACGCGAGACCTCACATGCTCGATGCTGGTCTTTCCGCCCGAGGAAGATGACGAGCTTTGGGAACTGGTTCCGCGTTTCTTCATCCCGCGAGCGGCGGTCGCCGAGCGGGTCCGACGTGACCGCGTCCCTTACGATCAGTGGATCGCCGCGGGCGCCATCATCCCGACCGAAGGGAACGTGGTCGATTACGACTTCGTGCGCGAGCAGTACGAGCGCGACGCCGAACTCTTCCAGATCGTGAAGGGTGGCTTCGATCCCTGGAATGCGATGCAGTTGATGCTGCAGCTTCAGGGAGCCGGCCACGCGGTCGAGCAGGTGCGCCAGGGTTATCTGACGCTGTCAGGGCCGTCGAAGGAACTGGAGCGCTTGCTCCTCGAGGAACAAATCGCCCACGGCGGCCATCCGGTGCTCCGCTGGTGCGTCGGCAACACGGCGGTCGAGCGCGACGCCGCAGGCAACATCAAGCCGTCGAAGGCGAAGTCGACCGAGCGGATCGATGGTGTCGCCGCCCTGGTGACGGCGCTTGCCCTGGCGATCCAGGGTGCGCCCGAGGAAGTCGAACCGGAGGTCTTCGTTCTATGAAGGTGAGACCTCTCGTTCTGACCGATCCCGAGCCGAAGGCCATGATCGACCCCGTCGACAGCTCGGCCATTCTTCGCGGGACGGACATCTTCGAAGCCTTGACTGGCGGTTTCATGCCGAGCGCCGGTCTGCGCCCCCCGACCGAGCAGTCGATCCTGACGCACTCGGCGGCCTACGCGTCGATCAGTCTGATCGTCGGCGCCATCGCCGCCCTGCCCTTCGTAGTCTACAGCCGCTCGCCGGACGGCGAATTGAGCGAGCTTCCGCTCGACGACCTTTGGTGGAAGCTGAACGAAGAAATGACGCCGCGGTGGTCGGCGGCCGTTGGCTGGGAATACCTGGCCACCTCGCTTCTGATGCACGGCGACGCCTTTGCCCGCATTCATCGCCGCGCCGGCGCAGTCGTCGGTCTTGAGCCGATCCATCCCTATCGGGTCTGGGTCATCCCGAACGACGATGGGTCGCGGCTTGTCTATGTGATCGAGGTCGATCCGCTGACGCCAATGCCGGGGGCCAAAGAAAGCCGCATCGTTCTCGACCAGGACGACGTGCTGCACGTGCCTGGCTTCGGTTTCAATGGCTATCGCGGCCTGTCTCCCCTGCGCTTCGCCTTGCGCATGGTCGGCGCTGGCGCACTGGCTACCCAGGAGTACGGAGCGCGGTTTTTCGCAAATGCGGCGCGCCCCGATTACGTGCTCACGACTGATGGGACGCTCTCGCCAGAGAAGGTCGACCAGATCCGCGAGCAGATCGATTTCCGCCACCGGAGCGCAGAGCACTCGCATCGCCCCATGGTGCTGTCTGGTGGCCTCAAGCCGGTCACCCTTAGCCTGCCGCTGGAAGACCTGCAGCTACTGGAACTGCGCAAGTTCGACGTGGAGGAAATCGCCCGCATCTACGGCGTGCCGCCCTTCATGATCGGCCAGACGGACAAGACCACTAGCTGGGGGTCAGGCGTCGAGACCATGGGCACGCTGTTCGTGCGCTACACTCTGAGCCGCTATCTCAACAAGTTTCAGGTCGAGCTGAACCGCAAGCTGATCCGAAACGCCCGAAAGGTCATCGTTCCGGATACGTCCGAGCTGGAGCGCGCCGACTTCAAGTCTCTGATGGACGGGCTGCGCACGGGGCGCGGACGCGCCGGCGAGCGCCCGATCATGACCACCAACGAAGCTCGCAAAAAGCTCTTCCTGAAGCGCGTGCCCGGCGGGGACACGCTCGAAAACGATCCCGCGGCCAAGCCGTCTGGGTCTGCGCCCGCCGCCGCTGACGACGACAAGGAGCCTGATGATGCGAACGAACAAGCTCCTGAACCTGCTGCGTCGTAACGCGCGGGTCGGCGCCTACAAAGCCGAGGACAGCACCGTCTACCTCTACGATGTGTTGGTCTCGGCCGAGGCGGACACCGACTGGTGGGGCGGGGTTTCCGCCGAGGCGTTCGTCAAGCAGCTGGCCGGGATGAGCGGGCCGATCAACGTCCGCATCAATTCGCCCGGCGGCGACGTTTTCGCCGGCGTCGCCATCGCGAATGCGATCCGCCAGTACCCCGACCAAGTGACCGTCTATGTGGATGGGTTGGCGGCCTCCGCCGCCTCGATCGTCGCTGTCGCTGGCCAGAATGTGCAGATGGCGCCCGGCGCGATGATGATGATCCACCAGGCCTGGACGATCGTGATCGGGAACGCCGACGACCTCGAGGCCGAGGCGAAGATTTTGCGTAAGATCGACGGTGATATCGCCGCCGCCTATGGCCGCCGCGCCGCAGCGAAGGGCAAGGCCGGCGCCGACTTCGCCGCCCTGATGGCTGATGAAACATGGTTGACGGTGGAGGAATGCCTTGAGCTCGGCCTTGCGGATGCGGAGGCGTCGGAGGCAACCAAGGGCGCCAAGACGAACGGCGTTCGCGCTTGGGACCTGTCGGCCTTTGCCCATCCGCCCAAGGATTTGACCGTCACCGTCTCGGTGACCGTCGAAGATGAAGATGATGACGGCGATGACGGCGAGACGCTGATCATTCCCGCCGATGAGATCGACGCCGCGACGCACCAGGCTGCGTATCGCGCGCTCCACGGATCTGCCTGAGCGCCCGCGCGCGCAGCCAGAACGGCCCGCAGTGGCCATCCCTCACAACCTGAAAGGACCTAAGGATGTCTATCCAAGACCTCCGCGAGCAGCGCGCGGCCAAAGCCAAGACGCTCCGCGAACTCGTGAACAAGACCGACTGGATCAAAGATCGCGATGCGCCCGCGGCCGATACGCTCTCTAACGAGATCGGCGATATCGACGACCGGATCCAGCGCATCGAAACCGCCAATGCGCTTGCCGCCGAACGCGCCGAGCGGGACGGCGTCATCGACGCGGCCGATCGCATCGCCAAGGACAAGCGCTCGCCGCAGGCCGCCGCCTTCGCCAAATTCATGCGCTTCGGGGCCCATGATCTGACGCCGGAAGAGGCTCGCTTCTTCGCCACCATGTCGGTCGGGACCGGGTCTCAGGGCGGCTACACTGTGCCGACCGAGACCGCCGCGAGCGTCCTCGACGCGCTGAAGGCGTTCGGCGGTATGCGCAAGGTCGCCAATACGATCCGCACCGAGAACGGCGACCCGATCAACTTCCCGACCTCCAACGGCACCTCCGAAGTCGGTGAGCTGGTGGCGGAAAACAGTCAGGCCGCCAGCCTCGACCTCTCGTTCGGCGTCCTGAACCTGCCGGTCTACAAGTACAGCTCCAAGGTCGTGACCGTGCCGATCGAGCTCCTGCAGGACTCGGCGGTCGATATCGAGGCCTTTGTGCGCAAGCGCCTGGTCACCCGCCTGGGTCGGATCACCAATACCCACTTCACCGTAGGCACCGGCTCCTCGCAACCGAACGGCATTGTCACCGCGGCCGGCGTCGGCAAGATCGGCGCGAGCGGCGAGACTGTGACCGTCATCTATGACGATCTGGTGGATCTCGAGCACTCGGTCGATCCCGCCTATCGTGAGGCCCCCGGGTGCGGCTGGATGATGTCTGACGCCATGCTCAAGGTGATCCGCAAGATCAAGGACACTGTCGGTCGTCCGATCTTCGTGCCGGGCTACGAGCTGCAGGTGCCGGGCGGGGCGCCGGACGAGCTGATGGGCCGCCCCATCACCATCAACCAGGATGTGCCCGCCCCTGGGGCCGGCAACAACTCCATCCTGTTCGGCGCCTTTGGCGAGTACACAATCCGCGACTGCATGGACATCGCCATGTTCCGCTTCACCGACAGCGCCTTCACCATCAAGGGTCAGGTTGGCTTCCTGGCTTGGATGCGCGCGGGCGGCAACCTGTTGGACGTCGGCGGTGGCGTGAAGGCGTTCCAGCACTCGGCGTCCTAAGCGGCCGCGCGATCGGCCGATCGAACGGCCTGGGAGCGGCGGCCGACATCAAGCCGCTCCACCATCTCCTCAACTCTTGAAGGGCAAACCGATGAAGGTTCGCATCTTGTGGGTCTCGCCGAGCGAGACCGAGCGCAAAATCGGCGCGGTCTACGACTTGGCCGACACCGAGGCCAAGGGCATGATCGCCCTTGGCGAAGCGGAGGCCGTCGACAAGTCCGTAAAGGCCGATGCGGATCCCCGTTCGGCCAAGGCTGATGAAGCGGCCGCCTGATCGATGTGGAACCGTCTCACATGCCTTCAGGCGGGTGCGGCGGTTCTTACGCTCGCCCAGGCCAAGGCCCAGTGCCGTTACGAGGACACGGATCAGGACGATACGTTTACTGCCCTGATCGCTGAAGCTCAGGCCTTCGTCGAAGGGCCGCGCGGCGCTGGCGTCGCCCTGTTGACGCAGGATTGGCGTCTCCTCGCCGACCAGTGGCCCTGCGGTCCACTATTCGTGCCGCTAACCCCGATCCAATCGCTGACGGCGGTGACCTATCTCGATCAGACGGGCACGCGCCAGACCCTCGATCCGAGCCTGTATGTCGCCGACTTGACGAGCCGCCCGGCGCGGATCGCGTCGTTTCCAGGCAAGAATTTGCCGCCGGTCCTGCGCGTGCCCGGCGCCATCCATGTCGATTTCGTCGCCGGCTTCGGAAACGAAGCGGCCAGTGTCGATAAGCGGCTGATCCGGGCCATGTTGCTGCTGGTCAATCACTGGTTCGAGAACCGGTCGGCCGTTGTCGGCGTCGAAAACCGCGACAGCTCGACCGAACTGCCGCTCGGCGTGACGGCTTTGCTCGCGCCCTATCAGCTTTGGGTGTGAAATGGCTGAGTTTGCTTGCTCCGCCGGTCGGCTCCGGGAGCGAATCCGCTTTGACCGGCGAGAGGTCGACGTCGACGGTCTCGGCAACCCCGGCGACTGGCAACCGCTCTGCGGCCCATTCTCCGCGCGCCTCCGGCCCATCAATGGGAAGGAAGTGGTGCTGGCGGGAAAGCTGGCAGGTGTCCAGCCTTACGAGATCGTGGTGCGCTTCTGCGTGGCGACGGCGGCCGTCACCCCGGCAGATCGCGCCGTGGATGTGCGCACCGGGCGAACCTTCAACATCACAGCCGTTCAGGACCCGACCGAGCGGCGTCAGTGGCTATCCATGCTGGTCAAGGCTGGCGATGCGGAGACCTGATCATGGCTAAGCGCACCTTCACACGCGATTTCGACAAGCGCTTGGACAGCCAGACCTCGGTCCACTACCTCGCCGGCCAAAGCTACGACGTCTCCGACGAGCTCCTCGGTGAAGTTGCTGACTTCGTCGAGCCTGCGGGCAAGGCGCCCGCAGACCAACCCCCTGCGGTCGATCACAACCCTCCAGGAGAGGCGCCGCAGCCCGAATGATCGAAGGGCTGAACGACCTAAAAGCGATGTTTGATCGCATCCCGGCGCGCGCTATGGCCCTGATGGCTGATGCGGTGGACGAGAGCGCGGACGAGTTCGTCTCCGCAGTCCAGCAAGCCTGCCCCACGAGCGACCTTGAAGGGCACCCGGGCGAGCTACGCGAGAGCATCCACAAAAAGCCTGGCGACGACGCCCTGCAGAAGTACGTCGTGGCCGACGCGAAGGACGCCAAGGGCAATTACTACGGCGTCCACGTCGAGACCGGCCACAAGACGCCGGACGGCAAACACGTGCCGGCCTACCCGTTTTGGTGGCCGACCTGGCGGCTGACGCGCAAGCGCATCCGGTCCCGGATCAACCGGGCGTTCGACGCGGCTATGAAGGAGATCGCAGGTGGCTAGCGATCCTTCCTATGCCCTGCAACTGGCCTTTCGAGCCGTATTGACCGGAGCAGACTTCCAGCAGGCGTGCGGGGTGGCGGTTGGCGTCTACGACTTCGTGCCCCCGTCGGCCAAGGCGCCCTACATCACGATCAGCGACATCCAGGTCGACGGCGCGGACACGTCCGAACACTACGACGGCTCAGAGGTCTATGCGGCCTTGGTGGTTTGGTCGTCCAAGCCCGGCAAGGTCGAGCTCGGCAGGATCGCAGATCAGGTCCGGACCTTTCTTGCCCCGCGCGCCGCCCTCGGGCCGCCCTTCGATCTTTCCGCCAATGGCCACAGCCTGATCACCTGGAAATTCCAGCAGACCGTCCCGCTCAACGATCCGGACGGCATCACGGTCAAGGCGACCGTGAAAATCCTCTACCGCACCCAACCCCTCACCTAACCAGCCAGGAGGCCGCAAATGACCGCCCCGACCTATGTCACGCCGATCGCCGGCGAGAAAATTTGGCTGGAGGTCGAAACGACCCCCGGCTCCGGTGTCTTTGGGTCGCCCATGTCGGTGACGCTGACGCGGAATCTCAAGCTCACCACCGTCAGCGACACCACGCTGATCCCGCAAATCACTAATCCCTCGGGTCCGGGCTACCAACAGACCATCGTCACCGGCACGGACTGGTCGTTCGATGGCGGCGGCACCACCAATCTCGGCGAGGACTATACCTACGCTCAGTGGTGGCAGTCCGGGGCCCCGCGAAATGTTCGGGTCAGTGCTCTGAATACCGGCGGCCTGGTTCTGACCGGCGCGGCGTCCCTTACCGATCTGTCGCCCTTCGATAGCGGCGGCATCGGCAAGGTGGCGCAGTTCAGCGTCAGCCTGAAGGCGGCCGGCCCCGCCACGATCGCCGCCCACGCCTGATGAGCCGCTCGGCCAAGATTACCGCCTTTTTCGGCGACGGCGACCACGACTTCGCCCTGCGGATCGGCGAGTGCGAGGAGTTGCAGGAGCTGCTGGACTGCGGCCTGGCCGAGAGTCTGCAGCGGGTGGAGGCGGTGCGGGTCAACGACATTCGCCAAGTGCTCAGGCTCGGCCTGATCGGCGGCGGCATGTCCAAGGAAGACGCGTTCCGGCTCGTCACCCGGCACCTCACCCCGGGCGACCTCGGCGCCTGTGCGGTTCTAGCCGCCCGCGTTGTCGGCGCTGCGATCGTAGGCTCACCGGAGGAGCTACTGGGGGAGTTAAAGGGGGAGCGGACCGACGGCCCCCGCTCCCCCTAGGACGAATCCGGTTTGCCGACCTCTACGGCGCCGGCGCGGCGGCGGGCATCTCGCCGTCCGAAGTCCGACGCTGCAGCTTCTGGCAACTCCGCGCAGCGATAGAGGGCTGGGCCAAGGCCAACGGCGCCGAGGATAAAGCGCGACCCCCAAGCGCTGAAGAACACGCCGCGCTCCTGAAGCGATACGGCTACACCTGAGGTGACCCATGGCGGACGGCGACAGTGGCGTAAATGCGCGCCTGGCGGTCGGGATCGAGGTCCGGCTGAAGAAGCTGGAAGAAGGGCTCCAGCAGGGGTACGCGACCGCCGAAACCGGCATGACGCGGATCGAGCGGCGCACCAAGATGGCGGCCGAGCGGATCGCCGCGAACCTGGAGGGGATCAAGCTATCGCAGCGGCTCGATGTGGCTCGCGCCAGCGGGAACAACAAGCTGGTCGAACATCTGACCGAAGAGATCGCCCTCAGGAAGACGATCAACGACCTGACGCGCGCCGGCTTGAAGGGGGAAGAGGCGCGGGCGATTGCTGAAGCCCACGTCCATGCGTTGTCAAAAGCCAATGCGGCAAAGGAAGGGGTCGGCGGCGCAGCGCGCCACATCTTCGATCAATCGCGCCTGACCGTGTTCGAAGAGGGCGGCGCACGGCTTGGGGTGTATGGCGGCGCACTGGAAAAGCTTGGCGCCGCCGGCCTCGTCGCCGCGGCGGGCCTCTTCGCCGCCGGCGAAGCGGCCGAGCATGCCCACGAGGCGCTGGAGTGGGCGGACGAGGTCGACCGCCTAGCCACCGCTCTCGGCACTTCGGCCGAGACGCTGCAGAAGCTGGACTACGCCGCCGACGCTATGTCGATCGGTTCTGCCAAGGCGCGGGAGAACCTGCAGGCGTTCGACACCGTGCTCGGCGCTCTCGCCGCGCATGCCGGCGATGCGAAGCTGAAGCAGTACGCCGAGGCGTTGAAGATCGACCCGGACGAGATCCGGAAGTTCAAGTCGCTCGATCAAGCGTTGGTCGAAGTTCTCGAAAAGATCGCGGCCGTCCCGAATGCCGCCGAGCGAACCAAGCTCGCCGAGGCCTTTCACCTGGAAGCCTTCCTGCCGGCGATCCAGAAAGGGAAGGAAGGTATCGAGGAGCTCACTGCCAAGATGCGCGAGGCGCAGGGCGTTGGGGCGGTCATCTCGAACGAAGACATTCGCCGCGCGGCGGAGCTGAACGACCGCATCGAGGCGGCGGCGCGCGCGATTTCGGTCAACCTAAAATCCGCCTTCCTGGATATCGGCCCTATCCTGACCGACACGGTCGAGAAGATACGCGATGCGGCGCACTGGCTTTCGCAGTTCGTCGCGCAGGCCAAGCTGGCTGCTATGGCGCCGGCGCCGCAGCGGTCTAATCCCAAGTGGCTCGACCAGGCTGATCAGGCGTCCAATGCCGTCCTGGGCGGCGCCGAAAAGTGGCTCGAGAACACCGTCGCCTCAAAGTGGAAGGAACGCGTCGCGGCCGGTCGGCTCGAAATGCTCCGCCAGGGCGTCCAAAACGTGCTTGCCGGCAAAACTCAGCCCTTGGTGGGCGAAGAGGCGTGGAAGCCCGGCCGCCAGCTTCGTGCGGATAAGGAGAAGCCCGACAAGAAAGGGCCGTCCGACCAGAGCGACGCGCTGAACAGCACCGCGATTCAGGCGCTCGATAGCGCTCAGGCCGAATATCTCGCCGCTCTCAAGTCGCTGACGGTGGACATTGAGGCCAGGGCCGAGGTCGAGCGCCGAGCCATCGATAGCGGCTTACAGAAGGAGCTGGACCGGCTCACAGCTGACGAGATCAAAGTCAGGAAGGCGAAGAACGATACCAACCGGGCGGATCAACTCGCGAAACTCGCTGAGGCGAAATCCGCCGCCCAAGCGGCGGCCGGACTTCAGAAGCAGAAAATCGATATAGACGAGCAGGGCGCGCTCGATCAGCGCCGCCTCGCTCAGTCTCGCTTCATCAACCAGATCTACGACCAGGTTCAGCAGATCGCGGCTCAGGAAGCGCCTACGCTGGCCGCCCGCCGACTGATCGAACTCAAAATCCTGAAGGCGCAAGAACGGATCGCGGACGCCGAGCTTGAGGCCGCACGCCAGGCCGAGCTCCGCACCGCGTCGACGGTCGGGCAGCGCCAAGAGATCAACAGCCGCTACGACGCTCGTCAGGGGTCATTGAACGATCTGAACGCCGCGCGCCGCCGGCAGCTCGATCTTGAAACCATGTCCCCTTGGGATCGATGGGTGAAGGAGGGGCGCGACGCCTCCGCCAAGGTCGGGGAAACGCTCCAATCAGAGGCTGTCCGCGGCATCGACCAGTTCAATGACGGCATCGCCCAAGCCATAGCCAGCGGGCGCAACATGGGCGACGTCTTCAAGTCGATCTTTGCAGAGATGGAGGTGGACCTGATCCGCTACCTGCTGAAGCAGGCCGAGGTCGGCGTCTTTGGAGGCGGCGGCTCGAGCATCAACACCGGCAACTTCCAGTTCGGAGCGAAGGCGCCCGCCAGCATATTCGGAAGCGGGTTTATGCCGCAGCAGAGCGGCGGCATCTTCAGCATCTTCAACAGCCTGCTGGGCCTTGGCGGTCACGCTGACGGCACCGACTCCTCGCCGGGCGGCTGGAAGTGGGTCGGCGAGCGCGGCCCGGAGCTGATGAACGTCAGCCGCGGCTCGACCGTCCTATCGAACGCCAACATCCGCCGCCTGACCAGCATGCCGGCTATGCCGCAGAGCGGCGCGACGGTGCACCAGCACTTCCACCTCGACGCCCGCGGCGCGGTCATGACGGAAGACCTCGTCGCCAGCATGCGTGATTACAGCGACGCGGTCGGCACGCGAGCTGCCCAGGCGGGTGCGGCGCTCGGCAAACAGCAGGTGATGACTCGTCTTCAGCAGCGCCAGCGCAACACGCTCGGCTAATCGGTCTTTCCGCCGTCGATTACCGTTAAAGACGGTGGCTGGCGCGAAGGCTCAATTTTACCGTCGGCAACATCGCGGAGCGTCTCGGCCAGAACGTCGAGCACAACACCGACCGCCCCGCTTTTCGTCTGTTTCGCCGCCACTGCGCTCGCCAGCTCGCGCCAACTGATCAGGTTTTTCGAGACCAAGATCTCGGCGAGCGACCAAAACATGGCGCTCTGAATCTCAAGTAGTTCGGCACGCGTCTGTTCAATCGGGTTCATGAATCATCTCCGGAGGTGCGATGACTATAGCTCTTCCGGCGCTGCCCTGGCTGGCGCGAGTCAAGCCGAAACTACTGGAGTTTGGGACCGATCTGCAGCCTGCCCTCGGCGGTCAGCGTCAGTGGATCGCCCGCCTCGGCGCCAGGCACGCGCTCGAGGTCACCATGCCGACGCTCGACGCAGCGACCTTCGCCACGTGGAATGCGCTTCGGAAGAAGTCGCGCGCGACCGGCGTCGAGCTGGTGCTGGGATGGCCTCAGCCCATCGGCCCGATCAGCGTCGGCACGCCGGTGATCGATGGCGCCGGACAAGGTGGGACCCAGCTGGCACTTCGCGGCCTCACTGCCTCTGCAGTCGTGCCGCAAGGCGGCTACTTCACCCTGACCTCGGGCGGACGCCGCTATCTGCATTCCGTGACCGACGCAGCAGCCGCCAACACGTCCGGGCGGGCCGTCCTGTCGATTGAGCCGATGCTTCGCGTCACGCCGTCGGACGCCGACAGCATCGACTTCTCGCCGACCATCCAGGGCTTTACCGACGGCGTCGGGCTGGATTGGGACGATCAGTACCGCCGCTGGCAGACCTTCAGTTTCACCTTGTCGGAAAGTGCGTAATGGCGCTCGACCCTACGATGAACGCCGCCCTGCGGGGCGTCTATGCCCTGATGTTCGGCGCGGTCGAGATCGTGCTGCCGAGCGCCACGATCCGCCTGCTCGACGGTTCGGTAGTGGCGACCTTCGGCGGCAAGACCTTCACCGGCGGCGACCCCATTTACGGCGCCCTGCACGACGTTCAGGCGATCGCGGATGGGCTGGATAACGAGGCGCCGTCCATGACGCTGAGCCTCCTGCCGCCCACCCTCAGCGCGATCGCGGCGCTATGCTCGCCGACCAACCAAGGCGGCCAGGTCACCGTCTGGGTCGGCGTGATGAACCCCGTGACCGGACAGGTGATCGGCACGCCGGACGTTCGGTTTCTCGGCGAAATGGATGTGCCGGCGCTGAAGGTCGGCAAGAACAGCCGGACCATTGAGATCAGCGTGACGTCCGCCTTCGACCGCTTTTTCGACGGGGACGAGGGCGTTCGCCTGAACGACGCCTGGCATCAGTCGATCTGGCCAGGCGAGACGGGCCTGTCCGCAGTCTCCGCGGTGCAGCGACGCCTGCCGTGGGGATCGGATGCGCCGCGCCCGGGCGCTGTGACCGACCGCATTACCCCGTCACGGGGGGGCGGCGGTTCAGGTGGTGGCGGCCTTGGCGGCGCCGCGTTGTCGTTCCTCGATAGCTGACCGATGACGAACCTGGTTCGCCGCGTCGCCGCCGCCGAGGCAACGCTGGCCGCCTTCCGTGACAAGCCGCTGGTCTGGGGCGTGTGCGACTGCGCACGCATGGCCGCGTTCACGGCGCGCCAGCTCGGCGTGCGCGCGCCGCTGTCCCGCTTTGGCCGGTATTCGACCGCCGCCGGAGCGCAGCGCGCCTTGAAGCGCCAGGGCTTCGACACCCTGGCGGAAGCGGTCGACAGTCTCGGCCTCCTGCGCATCCCGCCCGCCGCCGCCTTGCCGGCCGATCTCATCGCCCTTGACGCCGAAGATGGAGGTGTCGCCTTGACCGTACACCTCGCCCACGATCGCGTGCTCGGCTTTGCGGAGCTGGACGGCCGTCACGTGGCCGGCGTGCTGAAGCCCACGGGCTTCGTTTGCGCCTGGCGGGTGATCTGATGGCGGCCGTCGCGCTGGCCGCGGCTCAGTGGGTCGCTGCAGCGGTCACTGCGGTTGGGACCTCTGCCGGTCTGTCGCTGGCGGCGGCCGACCTCGCGGCCGGCGTTGCGGGCGCATTGACCATTGCTGGCGTCACCGCGGGGGAGATTTGGGCCGTAGGCGAGGTGTCGAGCCTGCTCAATCCGCCACCCAAGCTCAACACCGGTGGATCGCCGGTCGATTGGAAGGCCGACCCGCAGGCGCCGGTGCCCTACGTCATCGGCCGCACCGGAACGTCGGGCAACATCGTCTTCGCCGACGTCGCCGGCGACAAGAACAAATACATCACCTACGCCACGGTGCTGTCGCTCGGGCCGGTGAAGTCGATCGGCGGCTTCAAGGCTAACGACGTCCTGACCGCCTTCACCAGCGACAGGGGCGAGGGCGCCGGGACCGGCCAGCAGACGACGACCCTGGCGGCGGCCGTTAGCTCGGGCGCCACGGTGCTGCAGGTCGCTAACACGGCAGGGTTCTTGAAGGGCCAAGCCATCACGGTCGGCGGACAAGCGGCGACGATCGCGGACGTCTACGCCGCGGCCAATGAGATCGCGCTGACCGGGGGCCTTGGCTCAGCCGCAGCCCAAGGCGCGGCCATCGTCGGGCCATCCACCACCTCGTTCTACCAGAATCGGATGTGGTGGAAGGCCAGCCTCGGCGTCCGGCCTCAGACCTCAGCGCTGGCCTGGACGGCGACCGGCACCAAGGACACGCCGGCGGATCACTCCGGTCAGCCCTCGACCTGGGGCTCCAGCGCCAAGCTCTCGGGCTTGGCGCATACCCTCTGGACGCTGGAGTTCGCGACCGAGACCTATACGACCGGCACGCCCAAGCCGACGCAGGTGGTCGAAGGCGTCTTCTGCTACGACCCCCGCCTCGATAGCACCTATCCGGGCGGCTCTGGCGCGTGTCGGGCCAATGACGAGACCACCTGGGTCTATTCCGAGAACCCCTACATCCACGGCCTGACCTGGCTGATCGGGCGGTCGGCGAACGGCGTTCGCACCATGGGCGTTCACGCGCCGCTTTCGGCGATCGATGTGGCGGCCTTCGTCGCCGGCGCCAATGTGGCGGACGCGAACGAATGGACGATCGGCGGGGTCGTCTCTTCTACCGACGGCAAGTGGGACGTCCTGAAGGCGATGCTGATCGCCGGCGCGGGCGCGCCCGTAAAGCGCGGCGCGATGATCAGCTGCATCGTTTCCGCACCGCAGACCTCGCTCGACACCCTGACTGCTGCCGAGGTCGTGGGCGATGTGAGCGTGCCCGGCACGGCCTCGCGTCGGACCCGTATCAACGCCATCTGGCCGCGCTACCGGGAAGAGGCGCAGGACTTCCAGATCGTGCCGACCGATGCGCCGATCACGGTGCCGGCCTATGCGACAACCGACGGCGGACAGCGGACCCGCGAGGTCGAATACAGCCTGGTCCAAGACGCCGACCAAGTCGGCACTCTGGCCCGCTACGACATCGAGAACGCCCGCGAGATCGGCCCCATCGTCCTGCCGTGCAAGCCGCGCTGGATGGGCTACCGGCCGGGCGACTGCATCACGGTCAATGAGCCCGAGTACGGCCTGAATAATCAGAAGGTCGTCATCATCAACCGGAATGTCGATCCGGCCACGATGATCACCACCCTGACGGTGCGCACCGAGACCGACGCCAAGCATGCTTTCGCCCTGGCCGAGACCGCCAGCCCACCGCCGACGCCGGCGCTGACCTCTGTCGACCCGACGACCGTCGCTGCGCCGACCTCACCGAACTGGACGGCGACGGGCGGCACACTCAGCTCCTCGACCGGCTCGATCCCATGCATCACAGTGGTCGGGTCCTGTCCTGACCCGAACGTAACTGGCGTTGTGTTTGGCTATCGGCCGAACTCGACGGGCTCGACAGTCTCAAAGTTCAACGAAGTCGCCATCGACAGTTCGGGCGCAACGATCACACAGGTGATAACCGGCCTTGCGCCCGGCGCGGGCTACATCCCCGTCATCCAGTACCGCTCGGCGCGAGATGTGCTTTCGACGCCCATCGAGCTTGCGGCCGTCACCACCGGCGGCAACGTGGCGAGCGACACGAACAAGGTCGGCGGCACGGCCTCAGCCGACGTGCTGGCGAGCATCGTCTCAGCGGCCACGGATGCCGACAACGCCGCCATTGCGATGATCGGCGGTATAATCGCAACTGAGAACGAGCGGGCGCAGCGTCTGGTCGACAGCTACCTGCCGGACGGTACGTCGGCGAAGATCGCGATCCAGAACCTGGCCTCTACCGTCACGGCCAACAACACGACGACGCTCCAGACCTTCTCGCTGCTCGGCGCGCGGACGCCGGATGGATTGGGATTCGCTCTCGACACGACGAAGATCACGGTTGCGCCCGGGCTCACGCTGGCGACCCGTTTCAGCAAGCTCGATGCCCGCTCCGTTACGCGGGCCAACCTCATTCCGAACGGCGACCTAAGCCAAGGTGCGAGCGGGCTGACGCTCGTCGGCTTTGCATTCCAGAACGAGTGGAACGGCCCCCGCCTCAGCTACAATGGATCGGGTGTGCCGCAGGCGACCTGGCCTAAGTTCGTCACCACTCCCGGCGCCACCCTTACGTTTGGCGCCACCAAGACTGACAATCGCGCCGCACAGCCGGTCTACCTTCAATCGCGCTGGTACAAGGCTGATGGCACGCCGAGCGCGGTCACGCCTTTCGGATCTTCGACCACGACACTCAACAGCGAAGGCCGCCTGGTCCTCACAGACACGGCCCCGTCGGATGCGAAGTACGGGGCTGCCTACTTCTCCGCTGGCGGCTCCGACACCGGGTATGTCGATCTAACCAACATCACGGCTGTCCTCGGGACCGTTGATGTTCCGAACGCGCCCCCCGTCGCGACGGTCCAAAGCCTCAACGCGCAGATTCAGTCCCTGACGACTGCGACGACTGACCTGACGAACGGCACGTCTCTAGCGTCACAGATCACGACCTTAACCGCTGAGGTAGAGGGGTCCGGCGGCACGCCCTCGCTCTCCTCTCGGATATCGGCCCTATCCTACGCGTCGACGGACCTGACCAACGGCTCATCGCTCGCTTCCCAACTGACCACCCTTCAGGCGCAAGTTGTCAGCACGCCGAACCTGATTAAAAACGGCGACTTCGCAGACGGGCTGAAGTACTTCAACGCTGAGCACGGCTCGTCCGTACCGGGCTATAGCTCACAGGTGGGTAGTTACCTAGCGATTGGCGGGACGACCGCCGACGCATACGCGACCAGCGACAGCTACCCCTGCAACCCTGGCGACTCGATCAGCATAGGCTTTGACGGCGACTGCGGCCTCGATGTCACCGCAGGAATACCATACGTTTTTGTCCAGTGGCTTCCGTCGTATGCCACGGGCGCCCTAGCGGCCGTAAACGTGAACCGCGACTGGCGGCACAGAAACAGCGCCCCGGAACAAGCTGCGCCTGGAGGAACCACTGGCTTCCGATTGGTCGCGGTCAAGCCGGCCTCGGCCACGGCGTCGACCTTTTACGTTTCCCGCATCAAAGTGAACTACGGCGCGCCGAGCGCCTGGTCGGATGAGAAGACGCAATCGACCATCGCGGCCTCCGTTACTGAAACCGCGACGGCGATTGCTGACCTGTCTGGCAACGTCGAGGCGTTCTACGGCTTCAAACTTAACGCTGATGGCAAGGTCATCGGGATGCGGGCCGTCGACGACGGCCCCGGCGGCGCTCCCGATGTTATCGAGTTCTACGGCGACGCTGTCATCGTCGACGGTGACTTGATTGTAAACGGCACGATCACGGGGCCAAAGCTCGGCACGGCTGCGGTAGGCAGCGAGTGGCACTCTGAGTACAACCCAACCTACACATCGGGCGGCGTCACCTATCAGGTGTCAGGCCTGCATAATCTGTCCGCGTCCGGAACGTCTCAAGAGTTCGCCTATATCAGCGGGGCTTTTTCCGGAAACACCCTGGAGATCGAGGTGTATTTGGAGGGCAGCGCCGGTGCTATGGCGCCCTTCTGCATTATCCTCGACGGAACAGTTTCGAGCGGCGCCGTTTCGGGCGGGACGAATCTCACGGGTTCGATTGGGTTCGGCAACGGCGGTGCTGTGCGCTACCTTTCGACGACCAATAGCGGGTCACCATCCCCGTTCTACGCCGGGCGTTACAAGCTGTTCTACGCCCCGTCGGCCGGCACCCATCGCCTCTCTCTCGTCCTGCTCCAGGGTGATGCCAGCACCTACGTCGGGCGCCGCTGGATTCACGTCCGCGATTATCAAGCCTCGGTCGGCAAGACCACCAGCAGCACGCCCTACGGCTAACGGAAGTCGTCTATGCCCGATCTCAACACTACAAATGCTGCCCTCGCCCTGCAGCTTTCGACGCTTGCGACCAACTGGAACGCGAACCAGGCGCAGTTCGCCAACTGGCAGGCCGGCACGCTCACCGGCGGCACGGCCGCCAACGGGACCGGGGCCGGGCCGTACTACCCTCTGACCAACGCGGTCGGGACGGTCGGCTACTTCCTTTGCCCGGCTGGCATCGCGGCGAACTCCCTGCCGCTGACGGGGGGCGCCGTCTACGGCACGATCACAGTCTCCGCCAGTTCGCCCTACTCGGCTTCAATCCAGCAATATCAGGCCGGCGGAGGCTCCGATCAGAAGAACACACGCTGGTTCACGACGGCCAACGGGACCGGCTTCGACTTCATCAACGACGCGCAAAGCACCTCGGCCGCATGGCTTGTGGTCAACCGCTCAGGCTACAGCCCGACTTCCTGGACGCTTACTGGGACCAGCGCCACGTTTAACCTCGGGCCCATCACGACGAATGGGAGCCTGACCCTCACGGGAACGACCACGGGCGGCACGGCCACCACAACTCCAGCCACCTTCCTCGCCAAAGCGGGTGGCATCGGCCCTACGCTGAACAACGACATCAACATTGGCGGCTTCCAAGCGGGAACCGGCAACAACGTCTTTCTGAACGCCCACGCCCGGCGCATCACGGGCGGCGGCACGGACTGGACGACCGTGGCTATGGGCCTCTCATACGACGTTGATAGCACTGTAGGGGCCGGCGGCGCGATTTGGTTTAGGGGCGGCAATATCGGGATTGGCACGACTACGCCGGGCAGTGCGCTTGACGTAGCGGGCAACATCAATGCTTCCTCGATCACGACGCCCGCGGGGGTCTCGGCCGCGGGCCTGAACACCGCCGACACCGGCAACGGGTACTCGGTCACCTCATCCTTCGGCCTGGTAGGTGCGGGGGGCTCTAACTGGTACGCCAACAATGTGATCAGCCGCAGCTACTCGGCGTCACACTTGGACAGCCGCATCGGCCAACTGGTAGTGAGCCAGACGGTCGGATCAACAGGCTCGCCGTCGTCCCCTTCGACCGCCGACTATGCGGGCGGCTTGATCAGCGTGAAGCTAAACTGGCTCAGCTCGACGGTCGCTGGCGAGGTAGACGGCGATATCTGCTACGTGCGTCAAGGCGTGAACGGGGACGCGGCGGGCCGCCTGACGAATATCGGCAAAATGGGCACCTCGGGCGGCGTGCTAGCTCACGAAGCCACCACCTCCACTCTGGCGGCGGACCCTAGCTATTCGACCGACCCGTCGAAAGCGCTGCGCCTGATCTCAATGCAGACCGCGCAGGGCTTCGTTGAGACCGGTGGCGAGGCCATGGGCTTTTGGACGGAGAAACGCACGGGCTCCGGGGGAACAGCCTTCAAGAGCCGCTGCCTTGACGACCGAACGGCAGCTGAAATTGCTAACGGTGTCGCCGCGCCGACGTGGGACAACCACTTCGCAGGGTGGAACGCTCGTAGTCAGACCTACGAGGCCGTGCGCATCGACAACTTAGGGAACTACTTCCACACGCGTTCGCAGGTGGTCGGAGCGCGAAAGACCGGCTGGGCCGCGCCCACCGGGACGGCGAGCCGGGCCGCGCTCGCGAGCTATGCGGGGCAAACGATCAGCAGCACTCCCACGCAGAGCCAGGTTCAGGCGCTCGACGATACGGTCAAAGCCTTGTCTCAGGCTTTGGTCGCTTTGCTGACGGATCTCTACTCGGCTTCAGCACTCGACGCGCAGTCTACGACCGGCCACGGGCTTATCGGGCCTTAGTGAAGGTGCGGGGCGACCCACTCCACCGCCTCAAGCCAGCGGTCAAGCTTCTTCGTGGCGAGGTTGACCGTAAGCAGGCCGTCGCCCGGCACCTGGATTTCGATCGGGTAAAGCACCTTGGACCCGACCATTCGCGCGCCGGGGAAGGGGCGCAGCTCTTGGCAGATGAACTCGCGACCATTGAGGTTGCCGACGGCTTTAATGGCCGGCGCGGTTTCGATAACGCCCTCAGTGACGGAGGCTAGATAGACGCGGAAGCGCCTCTGCCCCTCGACGTTGTAGGCGAGCGTCACGCCCCGGCCGGTGAAGTCATCCCTGACGCTCCACGGGCCGTGCAAGACCGAGGGGCCAGCGGGGCGGGTCAGAAGGTAGGCGTCGTGTCCGTTGCCGATGCTGCACTCCCGGAAGTGTCGGGCGCGGGCGAACGGCGAGAAGATTTCGTCGATGGCGGCGGCGCTGTGGGCTACTGCAACTGATCGCTGGCCCTCGCCCGCGTCGGGGATGGGCTGGACAAGCTCAAGCATATCGCCGCTGCCGATCCGGCGCATTGTGATGCGATCTACAGGTTTGCGGCTGGCGACGTCACAGAACAGAGAGAAGAAGGCTTCGCCGTGGGTTGTGAAGTGCAGGGTGCCGCCGGGTTTCAGAACGCGATGAAGCTCCCAAGCCCATCGGAAGGCGTGTTCGAGTGACAGGTGCGTGAAGACGCTGACAGCGTTGATCACGTCGAAGTAGCTGTCCGGATAGGGTAGCGGCGGCTGCAGTTCGTTTTGGACTACGCGGGCCTGGGTGTTCTTCAAGCACCACTCGACCACGGAGCCGTCGAGATCGCAGCCATGAAGCTCAAGATCCGGCCGTAATTCAGAGAGGCCAATAAGAGCCTTTCCAACGCCGCACCCGAAATCGAGAACCCGCGCACCTCGCTCGACCTTCCCGAGGTGCTTCACAATCGCCGATGACATGCTCCGGGCCGAGGCAATGAAGCCGGTCGCATCGTCTACGTTCGACACCTGCAACATCAGCTGGGCCGGAGGCGCTTCCATAGCTCCGCCATACCACGACTGAGCGAACCCATCATCAAAAGGATCCGACGCCGGCTGCAGTCGCGTCGAACACAATCTCGGATGGCTCGGTGGAGGCTCGCTCCAGCGCCCCGCGCGCCGCAACGACCTGATCGGCCGTCAACGCCGCGCGCAGCAAAGTGCAGCCATCCCCATCCCAACTCAGCATGTGCTGAACATACCACAGACCCGGACTCTCGCTAGTCCGACCAGCCGGAGACAGCATGAACAAGGTCGTCTTCGAGCCACCGCCGCCGGAGGTCCGTGCGGACCTTAAGGCGCTGCTGTCTGTGTTTGAACGAGATGTCGAAGCAGGCCGGTTGAATTGGGCTGTGCTCGACTTCTTCGACCGCAACCCCAACCCGTGCTGGATTCGGCAGATCACGGCCCCTGGAGAGTTCAAGTTGATCAGGGTGAACCGGGCCTTTGAGGCGGGTATGGGCGTTACGGCTGAAGAGGTGATCGGCAAGGACCCGGCTTCGGTATGGCCACTGAATGTCGTCAAAGCGGGCGTAGCGCGAGATCAAGAGGTGGCGGAGACGGGCCAGCTCGTCACCTATCGCAACACCATCGGCGAGGTCGTTTGGACGGTGCAGAAGTGGCCGATCAAGGACCCGGCCGGCTGCGTCATCGGCATCTGTGGAACGGCGGTGGCGTTGTGATGGAAGGTGCAACCCCCCGCGCCAACGACTCGGCCGTCGAGCTGCTCCGCGCCCTGGTCGATCAGAACACCGAAATGCGGGCAGACATCAAAAAAGTGCTGCTCGACCAGGCGGAGTTCAAGGGCATGAACATCGCCGGTCAGCTGACCAGCATGCGCGAGGAGCATCGCGAGCTCGCCGGCCGGGTCAATACGCTGGAGGGCGAGCGGGACAGCGCCAAGGGGGCGGTCGGGACGCTGGCGTTCGTCTCAAAGATCGCACCGTGGGCCGGGCCGGCTCTCGCCGCGCTCGTCGCCTGGTTCGCAGCTAAGGGCCAAGTCCCTCACCCCTAAGACCCGCCGGCGAACGCGGTTCGCCTCAAAGGACCATCCATGTTCGACACACCCGACCAGCTCGCGGCGCCGGCCGCGCGCGCAGACACGCCTGTGAGCCAACCGCCGACGCGTCTGGATGCGGTCAAGGCCTTCATCGGCGACCTTGGCCGCCCATTCGCAATGTACAGCATCGCCCTGGCGACATCGAAGGCGATCTGGACTTCGGCCAAGGATCCAGCAGCGGTCGGCGTGATCACCGCCGCCGGCGGCATTCTTGTGCTGCTCTACGGAGCAAAGGCCTATGAGAACCGCGTTCAAACGCAGGCGAACGCTCAGGTGGCCATCGCCCAAGCGGCGGGCAAGCAGTGATCACGGCCGCCGCCCTCCAGCGATTCGCGCCGCGCTGCGACTATCTCGGCCTCGCGCCCAAGCTGGACGCCGCGGCCACGGCGAACGCCATCACCACGCCCGGCCGCGTTTCGGCATGGCTCGGCCAGATCCACGCCGAAACCGTCGGCCTGACCCGGTTCGAAGAGAACCTGAACTACTCGGCCGAAGGATTGGTGGCGACCTGGCCGAAGCGTTTCCCAAACATCGCGGCAGCCCAACCTTTCGCCCATGCCCCGCAGAAGCTGGCCGAGCGGGTCTATGGCGGCCGGATGGGGAACGACAACCCGGGCGACGGCTGGCTTTACCGCGGGCGCGGCATGCTGCAGCTGACCGGCAAGGACCAATATGCCGAGGCCGAGCATTGGACGGCTCTCGATCTGGTCGCCACGCCCGCGCTCGCGGCCGACCCGAAGACCGCAGCTTTGATCGCCGGCGCCTTCTGGACCGCCCGCGGCTGCAACGCCTTCGCCGACAAGGGCGACATCGAGGGCGTCACCCGCGGCATCAACGGCGGGCTGATCGGGCTCGTTGAACGAAAGACCCAGACGGCCCGCGCTGCCGCCGTCTGGCGCTAAGCTCCCAACCGAAGGACCCAACCCATGATCCGCCGTTTTCTCGGCGCGCTGGCGCTTGCCTGCGCGTTCGCTTTTTCGTGCGCTGCGCCAGCCTCGGCCGCGCCATTCGTCGCCGACCAGGCCCACACCTGCCCGCAGTTCTTCTACGCCGGCGAGAAGCCCGCCAGCGCGCCCGTCGTGCAGCTCTGCTTCGACGGCTATTCGCTCGGCCATGACGCCTCCATCCGGCAGGGCAGGTGGTCAGCCGAACACATGACGGCCGCCGACGTTGCCGCGGCGGAGAAGGCGAAGCGGGAAGGGACGTTCCATCCCGAGCCGCTGTTGCCGGCCGCCGACCGTTCTGAACTCGCGGACTATCGCTGCGCCCCGTTCGACCGTGGCCACGAAACACCGGTCGGCGACTTTGGCCCGACCGACGAGAAGCAGGACACCTTCAGCCTGGCCAACATGATGCCGCAGGACCCGATGCTGAACGAGCACCTGTGGGCCACGCTGGAAAAGGTGGTCCGCGGCCTGGCCGCGCGCGACGGGGAGGTCTACGTCGTCACCGGCCCGTTGTTCGACACGGCGCCGAAGATGTTGAACGGCCGCGTCGCTATTCCGGTGTCGACCTGGAAAGCGGTCTACGATCCCAAGATCGGCGCCTTCGCCTTCATCGCCGTCAACGATGCCTCGACCAAGTACCAGACCATTACCCTGGCCGAGCTGACCGACCGGCTGGGCTTCGATCCTATGCCGGGCGTGAGGGGCGCGGAGCGCGCCGTGCTGCCGACCGTGACCGTCCCGACCGTGAAGCCGATCAACGCCCCGGCGCGAGCCTGCAAAGGGAGCGACCAATGACAGTCCTGCTCTGGCTCCTCGGCTTCCTGAAGCCGGTTGGGTCCGCCATCGGGTCGGCGCTGCAGAAGCCCGCCGTGCTCTGCGCGCTGGCGATCGCCGTACTCCTGGCCGCTGTATGGTTCGAAGACCACGCCCGCACGGCCGCCGTGGCGCGTGAGAAGGCCGCTGCCGCCGCCCTGGTCGCCGAGCGCGCCGCCGAAGTGCTCCGCGCCAAGCAGCAGGCCGTGAGCGATGCCTCTGCCGCCCATGACGCCCAGGCGCAGGCACAAATCCAAACCGTCTACCGCAACTTAACCCAACAGGTGACCCGCTATGTCCCCCTCTCGACTGATGCTCAGTGCGTTGTGCCTGTCGGCGCTGTCCGCCTGCTCGACGCCGGCGCCGCCGGTCTACAGCTTCCCGACGCCCCCGGCGTCGCTGATGCAGCCCCCTCGGCCTTCCATCTCTCTGACCTCGCCCTCAACGCGCTCGCCAACCTCGAAGCCAAGCGCGCCAACGATCAGCAACTGATCGATCTGCAGGCGTGGATCAGGGCGCAGCAGGCATTGGCAGCGAAGTCGCCGACCTAAACGCGAGCACTCCGGACTGAACACAAGCCGCCGGCTGGTCCTTCGGGGCCGGCCGGCGGCTTTTGTCGTTTGTCGCATGCCACCCGTAATTAACCCGTTCAGGTTGACTTGCGCAGCCTCTGCCTCCAATTTGGAATTGAGCGGGGGGCTTGGCTATGGCGCGGGTCAGCATAGGGGACGCGGAGGCGGCCGAAATCCACCGCTTCATCCTTGAGGTTCTGGAACAGCTGGCGCCGTTGGCGCGCAAAACGGGCGACAACCTCTTGTTCGTGGCGATCGAGACGGCGACCGCCGCGGGCCGCTATTCCGAACTGAGCGAGAAGCTCAATACGCCGCCGAAATCTTAAAGCAGGCGAAGCGCCGACAGGGCCTCGTGGGCGATGTACACCGCGATTAAGAAGACAAACGCGCCTGCGCCGATACGCAATGATCTGAATGGCGGCGGGTCGGGCCAGTTGTGCGGCATCGGCAGGGACTCGGCGGCGGCAGAGACCGTGCTAGTGTCGCATCATGTGCAACCTCTACGCCACCATGAAGATGCGGGCTGAGAATGCTGCGCTCGCCCGGGCCATGCGGGACCGCAACAACAACCAGCCGCCGATACCGGGCGTGTACCCTGGCTACGCCGCTCCCATCGTCGCCCGGATGCCGGATGGGTCGCGGGAGATGTTCGATGCCGAGTGGGGTTTGCCGTCGTCTCAGAGGGCGCAGATGGACCTCGCATCGAAACGTGCGGATAAGCTGCGCGAAAAGGGACAAGAGGTCGACCAGGCGCGCTTCCAGGAGCTGCTGAGGCTCGAGCCTGACAAGGGCACGACCAACGTCCGCAACACAGCCAGCAAGCACTGGGCGCGTTGGCTTGGCCCCGAAAACCGCTGCCTCGTCCCGATAACCTCGTTTTGCGAGCCCGACCAGGTCGGCGGCTCACGCGAGAACATCTGGTTTGCGTTGGATGAGAACCGGCCAGCAACGTTCTTCGCCGGCGTCTGGGTGCCACAATGGACGAGCGCCCGCACTCTACGTGACGGTCCGGTCACCCGCGACCTCTTCGGCTTCCTGACGACCGAGGCCAACGCCGAGGTGCGTGCCCACCACGACAAGGCGATGCCAGTGATCCTGACCACAGAGCAGGAGCGTGATCTGTGGCTGAGCGATGCTCCTTGGCCGGAAGTGGCGCACCTCCAGCGACCCTTACCCGATGGGGCGCTCAAGATCGTGGCGAAGGGTGTCAAGCGCGACGAGATCATCCCGGCTTAGACGGGGTGCTAGTCGGCGCCGCCGCAGCGCCTGAGCTCGGCCGCCATGGCCCGCAGCATCGCCGCCACCCTTGGCATGCCTGCCTTTTCAAATCGCGCGGCCATGGCCTCGGCCTCGGCCAGGTCTATCCCTCGATCCATAGCTTCCCCCTTTCTGGATACCACGGCCCATCCTCGTGGACCTCGATCCGCGCGCCCAGCCTGATTGTCAGCAGGCGATGATAGCCGTTGGCCTGGAGGCGCCGACCGACCACTATGGAGCTTGCCGGCCGGCTGTGACACCGGCGCTGGCGGCAGGTTATTCGGCCTTTCTCGAGAGCGTCGATCAGATTGCGATTCAACGGCACGCGGGAAGTGGCCGACAGGTTGCGAGACGATTCGCAGCTGTCGCATCGCACTGAAACTTCCCACTCGTTTTGATCGGCCATGGCGATCGTCAGCGTCTTGGTCCTGACGACGTGTTCGATCGGGGCCGCGGCGATGCAGGGTTCAGCGAGGCGGTCGAACGGGATCGGTGGCCGCCAGCCGGGCGGCGGGCTGTGAAGCTTATGGTCCTTATCCCACTGCACCAACAGCCGCGGCGGGATGAAGCTCCCGCACCGGCAGCTGATCCGGGGCTTGAGGGAGGCCAAGTCCTGATAGGCCTGACCGTTCTCCACCAAAGCCGATAGGTCCAAGCGCTCCTCGGCCTTGCACTCGGGTGCTTGGCAATGAACCCAAACTTCTAAGCCCCAAGCGTGCAGATGCCCGACGCGCCTGCAGCGCGCGTCCCAGGCCATCTCGGACGCGACCCGTCTGTGTTTCTCCTCGCTCCAGTTTCCGACGTGGGACAT